AGTCCAGACCGGTCGGGGGCTAATTGAAATGGCTAAACGCAAGGGCAGCACAAAGCCAAGATTAAGTAACGCGCCTATCAAGGGTAAATCTCGCATAGACGAAGTGCTTGCTTGGATGAAAGAGCTGAAGATCCAGCCGCTTTTGCCGTGGCAAGAGCATGTTTTGGCTGACATGCTGAAAGTGGATAAGAATAATCAGTTCATTCGCAAGACAAACCTGCTTTTGTGTCCTAGGCAACAAGGTAAGACTCACCTGGCACGTATTCGCATCCTTGCCGGCTTGTATTTATTTAACGAAATGTCTATTGTGGCAATGTCGTCCAATCGGTCAATGGCTCTCGATACATTTCGCAAAGTCTGCGATTTGATTGAAGCGACACCTCAACTACGGACACAGTTGAAGCAGATCCGCGTGGCTAATGGTCAGGAATCGGTAGAGCTTCTAAATGGCGCTCGATACGAGATAGTCGCGGCGACTAGAGATGGCAGCCGTGGTAAGACCGCGGATCTGTTGTTCGTAGATGAAGTGCGCGAAATTGCCGAAGATGCTTGGACTGCTGCAAGACCGATTACGCGAGCTAGACCAAACAGTCAGATATTGCTTACCAGTAACGCCGGAGATGCGTTTTCGGTGGTGCTAAATACGCTCCGTGAGAAGGCGCTTAGTTACCCACCGAAATCGTTTGGCTACTGGGAGTATTCAGCGCCGGACTTTTGTGATATATGGGATAAGGAAGCGTGGTACGTCTCAAATCCGGCTTTAGGTTACTTGGTTGATGAGGATACGATTGCAGAGTCCATAAGCACGTCAACAATCGAAGCCACGCGCACGGAAACATTGTGTATGTGGGTTTCGGCACTCAAATCTCCATTCCCATACCGCGCGTTTGAAGAATTAACGGTTCAAGACTTGGTTATAGCGCCTGGATTGCCAACAATCTTCGCCATTGACGTTTCTGTGACGAAACGCGATGCCAGCCTTGTCGCTGGTCAAATGCGAGAGGATGGAACGATGGCGGTTGGCGTAATTGCGCAATTCCATAGTGATCAGCAGGTGGACGAGCTAAAGATTGCGGTGGAAGTTAACGAATGGGCGCGTAAGTATCGACCCAAGCTAATCTGCTATGACAAATATACGTCCATGACTATCGCTGAGCGTTTGGCGTTATCTGGGCAGAAAATCCAGGATATGTCAGGCATTGTGTTCTACCAGGCGTGTTCGGATCTGTTAGATGCGATTGTCAACAAGCGTTTAATTCACGCAGGTCAAATGCCGCTTGTGGACTCCATAAATAGTTGCGCAGCTAAAGAAACTGATGCCGGCTGGCGCATAGTTCGCCGTAAATCTGCCGGTGATGTTAGCGCCGCTATTGCGTTGGCGATGGTGGTTCACCAGTTACAAAAGCCAATTACGAAACCACAAATTATCGCTGTCTAAATTGTCCATTTTGTCGGATATGTGTGGTATCCTTTCCAACAATGGGTATTTTTGACCGTTTCCGCAACAAAACAATTGAAGCGCAATATGCGCCACAGTTGATGACGGATGCTTTTAATAATTACATCCCAAGCACCATGTTGCCCATCGGGCGCGATGAAGCTATCAGCGTTGCAAGTGTTAGTAGGTGCAGAAATTTAATCGCATGCACTATCGCCAATATGCCAATGCACTTATACAAAAAATCAACTGGTGAGGAAATCGGATCACCGCTTTGGTTAGAACAGCCATCAATTTCGCAGCCACGATCTATCACAATAGCATGGACAGTTGATTCACTATTATTTTATGGGGTCTGTTACTGGAGAGTAACCGAAGTTTATTTTGATGATGGGCGACCAGCGCGCTTTGAATGGATTGCGCCTACTAGAGTATCTTTTACAACGGAACCGAACACGAATTATATTATTTCGTACAACGTGGATGGTAAAGCCGTGCCAATGTCCGGTTTAGGTTCATTAGTGACTTTTCAGTCACAAGATGACGGAATTTTACAACGTGGCTCTCGCACGTTAAGAACCGCAATAGATTTAGAAAAAGCCATGCGCGTTGCAACAGCGACTCCGATGCCATCTGGTGTGCTTAAAAATAATGGCGCTGACATGGATCCATCCGAAGTCCAAGCAATTTTATCTGCATGGAAACAAGCTCGCGAACAGCGCAGCACAGCATATTTGACAAGCACTCTGGATTACCAGCCAACATCATTTTCACCGAAAGAAATGATGTTTGTAGATGCGATTCAAAATGTCTCTACTCAAATTGCAAGAATGATGAACGTTCCTGCGTATTACATAAGCGCAGACCAAAACAATTCGATGACTTACTCGAATGTTCAGGACGAACGCAAGCAATTCGTTGCTCTAACACTCGCACCGTACATCAACGCAATCCAAGATAGATTATCAATGGACGATATAACGGCGCGAGGCAACATTGTTAAATTTGACGTTGATTCAGCGTTCCTAAAGACAGATCCAATGGAACGTCTCAATGTCATAGAAAAAATGCTAACTCTCGGCTTGATTACATTAGATCAGGCTATGGAAATGGAAGATCTAACACCGAATGGAAACCAAGATGTTACTTCAATTTAGTAGCGCCATAGAAAGCTCAGACAGCGAGCGCCGCATTATAGCCGGCAAGATTGTGCCGTTTAATGAGGTTGGAAACACCAGCGCTGGTGCTGTCGTGTTCGCAAAAGACTCAATTCAAATAGACACGCCAAGCAAAATTAAAATGTTATTCCAGCACAAAAACGATAAGCCGATTGGTCGCATGCAGAAATTCCAAGTGACCCAAGACGGAATTTATGCGCAGTTCAAGATGAGTTCAAGCCAACAAGGATCTGATGCGTTAATTTTGGCATCCGAAGGATTGATTGATGGTTTGTCCGTAGGCGTAGAAGTTATTTCATCTAAGCAAAAGAAAGATTATTTAGAAGTGACGGCTGCCGTTCTAAAAGAGGTAAGCCTGGTCGAATCACCGGCATTTGTTAATGCCAACGTAACTAAAGTTGCTGCTAGCGAAAGCGAAACAGACATCACAAATCAACCAATCACGGAAAGTGAGGCTATCGTGGAGAAAACTCCAGAGCCAATTGAAACTCCGGTTGAGGTTGCTCCAATAGAAGCCGCACGTCCAACAATCAGCGCGCCTTTTTATACAGAGCCACGCTCACCAATCAAAACGAAGGCTCAATTCTTAGAGCACTCGATTAAGGCAAAGTTAGGTAACTCTGAATCAGCAGAATGGGTTTTGCATGCAGAAGCACAAGCTGCAAAAGCAATTACCGCAGCAGATGATTCATTTTCAACCAACCCAGCCTTTTCACCAGTTCAGTATGTCGGCACAGTTGTTGACACTCTGATTGGCGCACGTCCTGCAATTGATGCTATCGGTTCACGCGCAATTCCAAGCGCTGGAATGACCGTATCTGTTCCAAAAATTACAACACCTGGAACAGTTGCAGAAACCGCTGAAGCTGGCGCACCATCGGAACAAGGCATTGTTTCTAGTTATGTAAATCTGACAGTCAAAAAGTACAGCGGTTTACAGCGCTACAGCCTAGAGCTCTTGGAGCGCAGCGATCCTAGCTTCTTCCAAGCCATGCTCGACAATATGCAGAGAGCGTACAACAAGGCAACCGATGCAGCAGTAATCGCAGCATTGACCGCAGGTGGTACACAGGCGACAGCAGTTGCAGCGACATCCGCAGGAATTATTTCCTACGTTTCAACCGAAACACCAGCCGCTTATAGCGCAACTGGCGAATTGGCTACACGTTACATCGCAGGTACTTCACAATGGAGTCTTTTGATGGGCGCAACCGACACAACTGGTCGTCCAATTTATTCGGCTTCACAACCATACAATGCAGCCGGTTCGGCAACTCCATCATCGCTACGCGGTAATGTTTTGGGTCTCGATCTTTATGTTGATCCAAACGCTGTCGCTACAACCATTGATGAATCAGCATTTATTGTTGTTCCTTCATCCGTTGCAATTTATGAATCACCTATTTTGCGACTAAGCACAAACATTCCAACTTCCGGTGAAATCGAGACTTCGCTTTATGGCTTCAATCTCACCTAATAATTAGGAAATAAAGTTACCCTGGCGCTTCTGCCCTGAGCGCCAGGGCTAACATAGAAAGGAAATAATGCCAGCCACATACGTTACTGAAGCAGAATTACGCTCCGCACTTGGAATCGGTAATCTGTATTCTTCGGCTGTCGTTGAAGATGTTTGTCAGGCAGCAGAAAACATAGTCAAATCAAAATTGTGGTTCAATGAGTATTCCGTAGTCGCGCACGAATCCACCACTAGCGTTGCAACAATTTATACAGATATTCCACACGATTTTATTGTTGGGCAAACCATCACCGTTGAAGATTGCGGTGCTAAATATAACGGAAGCAAAACGGTTACCGTCATTCCAACAATTTATTCGGTTTCTTATGCGGTTAACAATGCAACCGCTGAAGTTAAAAATGCTTTAGTTCCTTTTGGAAAAGTAAAAGGCACAACTCACATAGATTATGAAACCTTGCCGGAAGTAGGTCAGGCAACTCTCATGATTGCCGTTGACATCTGGCAAGCACGTCAAAATTCAAATGCTGGCGGTATTTCACCTGACTTTACGCCTTCGCCTTATCGCATGGGTAATACCCTTATGGCGCGCGTTCGTGGTTTGCTTGCGGATCATCTAGCACCAGGCGGTTTAGTAGGGTGAGCGCGATAACCACACTACGCGGCACAATTGCCACCGCGCTAGCTGATAATGCGGCGTGGCAGGTGTTTTCCTTCCCACCTGCTTCGCCCCTTGCCAACTCAATAGT